CGTATGCGTCCTCCGCCCGAGCGTCGAATGCCGGGCGCACAAAGGGGTGTGGCGGAGCGGGCCCCGGCCCTCCGTGGCCGTACTCCACCGGGTTGCTGTAGTAGGCGCTCTTCTCCTTGACATGAACACCTATGGTCACCTGCTTGCCGCCTCCGCCTCGGGCCTTCACCTTAGAGGTGTGAATGGAGCCGTGGAGAGCGCCGGTGATGATCTTCGGGTCGCTGGAGGCATTGGCAAGCATCTGCTGCTCCACGGGAACGGCACCGGCCTGCAGCGCCCGGTCTACGCCGGGACCGTTGTCCAGGTCAGCCGCCATGCCCGCCAGATCAGCGATGAGCTCAGAAAAGCCAGTCAGTTCAACTGCCATAGTCGACCTCCTCAAACCACACCCATGTCCACTGCACCGTGTAGGTCTTGGTGGGCGGGTCATACGCGGGGTGATTGTAACCCTTGTCCGATTCCTCCAGCATCCCAAAGCCATAGCCGAACATCGCCTGCCGGATGGTCTCTGCCATCTCTGTGGGGTCGAAGTCGCTCCACAGGTTCAGGTAGACATAGGTGCGCAGAGCGCGAACGTGATCGTCGTAGTGCTCTGCCTCCGTGGTGGTAGAAGAGTACACGACGTATTGAGGTGGCGGGTTTTGGCTCTCCGTAGTCGCCCGCCAGATGCCCGCCATGACCGGGATGCCGATGTTGGCGAGGGCTTCCTGTACCTGCTTCATCCGCTCACGCCCTTTGCGATGCTGGCCTTCAGGCCGAGGTAATTGTGGGAAAAGCCGTACACGCCCAGCGTGGAAATGTCCCACTTCTCATCCTCGAACCGCACCCACATGCCGGGCTTCACATCGGAGCGCCACCGGATCGTGAAGTTCACCACCGCCTCGGTGTTCATGACATCGGCGGAGCGGTAATGCTGGTTACCGGCGTCCGTGGCAGATGCCCACACCCGGCAGAGCACCACGTCCCTGGGCTCCGGGTAGCCGTTGGCATTTACCTCGTTGACGGTGTAGCCGATCTCGATCATGTGCTTCAGATCCCCAGGATGGGGGTTGCCTTCAAAGTTTTTGTATCCTCGCAAGGCATCTCACCTCCATCAGAACATCTTCTCCGGGTCGCGGTAAGGGTACAGCAGGCTGTCGAAGGCCATGCGCGTGGCCTTATAGGTGGTCATGTCGGGGATGTCCCGGTTCTCATAGTAGAAGCTGGTCATGAGGATGACGGCCAGTCGGACAGGCTGCGGGACTTCGGGCACATTGCCTTCCTCGTCGGGCTCGGGCTCAAACGATACCCGGCAGTAGTCTTCTGCAGCCGTCTGCGCCTGGGCGATCAGCCCGGCGATGTAGTCGTCCTCCTCGTCGTGCTGGATGCGCAAATGGGTTTTCACCTCATCGACGGTGACGATCATTTGACATCACCCGGAACCTCAATGGGCTCGGCTGCCATGATACGGGCTTCCCGGAGCGCCTGCAGCAACCTGTTATAGTCCTCCTTGAAGGACGCCAGCGTCGGGGCGGTGGAGTTGGGAATATAGGGAATCTGCCTGACTTCGCCAGCAGGCGCATCAAACAGGCCATCCACCCCCTCCACACTTGCGCCGGGCAGGAATGTCAGCTTCCCGCCGATGACCAGCTCATTCCCGCCGTGGGCAAAGTAGTTCTTTGTGTTGTGAGCATCAGACATAGATAAACACCTCCATGGGTGCGGGAGCCACATCATCTGACGCAGCTCCCGCTGGTCGTCGGTTTACGCGCCCTTGACGGCCAGGCACTTCATGGCCTCGGGCAGCACCAGGCGGCCATCCACACGCTGGGTAGCGCGGAAGCCGACCTGACCGGTGACGGCGAACAGCTCGTTCAGGCGCTGGAAGGAGCGGCCCTGGCGGTCGGCGATCCAGTAGGACTTGAAGTCGCCAAACAGGATGACCTTCTTGCCCGCAGCCACCTCGGGCATGTAGGGGGAGGTCACGATGCGGTAGTTCAGCAGCATGTCGGGCTGGCCCTCCTTCAGGCCAGGCTGCCACAGGTACTGGCCTTCGATGCTCTTGAGCTTCCGGATAGCCTTGATGGTGCTGTCGTTCATCAGGAAGGTGGCCTTCTTGCGGTACACGCTCTTGATGGAATGCACCAGGTCGATGATCTCATCGGCGGCAATGGCGGCCCCGGCAGTGGTGACGCCGGTGCCCGCGCCGTTGGTGGCGTGGAGCAGGCCGGTAGGCTTGCCGGTGCCGTCACCGTTGATGAAGGCATCCTCCTCGGCGGCACCGATGCGGCGGGCGAACTCGGCGGCGATGTAGCTCTCAATGTTGAACACGGAGTCCTGGAGCAGCTCGTCGGACACCTTGATCATCGTGGCCACCTTGTGAGCGCCGATGGTAATCTGGCCGAAGACCTCATCGCTCTCGGGGATTGCGCCCTCCTCATCCACCCAGGAGGCGGTGCCGTGGGACGCCACGACGGGGATCTTCCGGTCGCCGGAGCTGGTCTGGATGATGGTGCACAGGGAGCGGAGCACGTTTTCCTCCTCCAGCGCCTGCACCAGGGTGCGCTCATACTCGTCAGGCACCAGGAAGCCGCCCTCGGTATCGGTGCCGATCTGCAGTGCATTCATCACGCTGGGTGCAGCAGTGCGGCTGCGGATCATGCCCCAGAAGGCGTTGCGGTACTCGTCAGAGGCGCGGCCCTGCTTGCGGTCGGTCGGGACAGTAGGACGGGAGACCAGCGGGGAAGCGGTGGGCTGGTCCAGCTCACGGTCAATCACCGCTTGGCGCTCCAGGCGTTCGATCTCCTTGCCCAGGGCAACCACGTCTGCCTCCATCTTCTCGTAGGTGGCATTGTCCTCGGCAGAGATCATGCCGTCCTCTCCGCGATGGCTGTCCAGGAAAGCCTTGGTTTCATTCCACAGGTTGGCGCGCTTTTCGCGCAGAGCAAGAATCTTATTCATAGCGATATCCTCCATTTCATCATTTCAAAAGTGCCAGACGCTTTTCGAGCTCTGCCGCTTTCACTCGGTTGTCGGGCTCGGGGACGGTAGGTTCAGTCTCAGGCTTGATGGGCACGGCTTCGGGCTCGACCGGCGCGGTTTCGGGCTCCACTGCGACCGGCGCAGGCTTGAGCATCGACGCGATGACCCGGTTCATCAGGCAGGCGTCCGCTGCCCTGCGGGCAAAAGAAAAGCCCGACACATCGTCGGGTTTGCCGTCACCGGTGTAGAGCACCTCGTCGCAGAAGCCCAGCTCCTTCGCCTTCATGGCATTCATCCAGGTCTCGCTGTCCATGAGGTGCGACAGCTTCGTCCTGCTGAGACCGGTCTTGATCTCGTAGGCATTGATGATGCTCTCCTTCACCTCGTCCAGCAGCTGGATGGCCTTGCGCATCTCGTCGCTGTCTCCCATGGCGCAGGTGAAGGGATTGTGGATCATCATCATGCTGGTGGGGCTCATGCACACCTTCGTGCCCGCCATAGCGATGACGCTGGCCGCACTTGCCGCCATGCCGTCGATCTGAACGGTGATGTCGTGGGGATAGTCCATGAGCATCGTGTAGATCTGGCTGGCCGCGATGCAGTCGCCGCCGGGCGAATTGATGTGCAGGATAATCGGGCCGTTGCCCGCGAAAAGCTCCTCCTTGAACATGGCAGGCGTCACTTCATCGGAGAACCAGCTCTCCTCCGCAATGACGCCCTCCAGGAACAGAGTGCGGGTCTCGTCCGCGTTTTTGACCCAGTTCCAAAAATGGCGCATAGGCTTAACCTCCTTTTCGGTTGTCGGTTTGGGTTGTATTTGTGCTGCCCATGACGTCCTCTGCCCGCCCCAGCATGGCGCTGGTGATGGGAATCATGTTCCCGTTCACGAGCAGGGCATCGCCTCCATCCTCTGCGGGGATGGGGTTCTGGTTCTCCAAAGCGCGGATGTCGTTGGCGCTCATCCACCCGTTCTGGCGGGCAATGGCGTAGCCCTCCATCCTGCTCTTGTAGTCGCCGCGCATCAGGCCGTCTATGTTGAACTGGACATAATAAACGCCCTTCTCACGGTCTGTGAAAAGAGCGCGGTTCATGCTCTGCTCAATGCGCACCAGCCAGGGACGGATGGTGTGGACGGCGAAGTCGATGGATTGGTGCTCGATGTTGGAGAACGTGGCATGCTCAAGGTTACCCACCAGGTGCGGCGGCACGCGGAAGATGCGGCAGATCTCATCCACCTGGAACTTCCGCGTCTCAAGGAATTGGGCCTCGTTGTTTGGCATGGCGATGGATTCAAAGCGCATACCTTCTTCCAGCACACAGACCCGACCGGCATTGGAAGAGCCGCCATAGGCTGCGTTCCAGCTTTCCCGGAGCGCCTTGGGGTTCTTCACCGTGTTCGGGTGCGTCAGGATGCCCGAGGGCCGAGCTCCATTGGAGAAGAACTTCCCGCCGTATTCCTCGGCGGCGATGCCCAGGCCGATGGCGTTGCGCTCAATGGCGATGGGACTGTAGCCCATGATGCCGTCGAAGCCCAGACCGGGAATGTGCAGCACATCCTCGGGTGCCAGCGTCACCGCCTCACCGAAGGTGGTGGTGTACACATACGTCAGCACGCCGTTCTTGTCCCTGTCCACGTTCATCTTGTCCGGGAGCAAGGGGTACAGGCTGGTGATCCGGTTCCGCCCCGTCCGGATGATCTGGCAGTAGCTGTTCCCATAGAGCAGCAGGTGCGCCAGCATGACCTCCCGCAGCACGAAGGAGGTCATTTCGCTGTTGGGTTCATCATGAAGCAGCCGGTACAGCGGATGGTCCGTCGCCTTCTTCGTGCCCTCGCCCTCCACCTGGTATACGCCCAGTGGCAAGCTGGCAATGGTCTCTGAGATGACGCGCACACAGGCGTAGACGGTGGACAGCTGGATCGCCGTTTGGACCGTGACGGACTTCCCGGCACCGCTGCTGCCAAAGAAGAAGGACGGTGCGCCGCTGACGCTGTCCTGCGGGGAGCGTCGCCTACGGGGCTTATCCCGTGCCCGGAACAGCCTATCGAATGGATTCTTCATGTTCGCTGTTTCCTTTCCTGTAGTTCATGTGGTATACTGTCCATATCGAATGAACAGGGAGGTGACCGTATGGTCCTTCGGTTCCATGACACTGGCAATCTTCAGAGAGCAGTGATGGACGGTTGGCTTGCTGACCCTGATCACGCCTTTACTATGAAGCAGCACATCTACCTGCTGGAGAACAGCGATCTGTACATCGACGATGATTTCGACCCAGAGATGATCGGCATGTTCATGATGCGCCTGCGTACTCACAACTACTTCGAGGAAGACGCAGAAGCCATCGTTCCAAGGCGATAATACTGTAGTCATTACAAACCCCTTCCTGTCTTACGGTCATGGCAGTCCTTGCACAGCGCCTGCCAGTTTTCCTGGTCCCAGAACAGATACTGGTCACCCCGGTGCGGAATGATGTGGTCCACCACCGTCGCAGCGGTCAACCTACCTTCTTTCTGGCATCGGACGCACAGTGGATGCCGTCGAAGATACGCTGCCCGTGCCTCGCGCCACTTGCGGTCATACCCGCGATAGGCGGCTCCACCGCGCAGACGGTCCGCGCTCCATTTGATGTGCTCCGGACAATACACTTGACCCTGTTCGCAGAAGCCTACACATCCAGGATAGCGACAGGGCCTTCTCGGCTTCATTGGCATAAGGACTACCTCGTTTCATAGCTATCGTTTGCATTGCATTTCGTATTGCGTTTTATGTTGCGCTGTGCTATACTATCTATGGAGGGATTCCCATGAACAGCAAGGATCGCTTTCTCAGTCTTGATTTTAGCGAAGTATTCTTCGACTGGGATGACAACAAGGAGCAGCGCAACTTTATCAAGCACGGGGTACGGTTTCGCACTGCTGTCAAGGTTTTCTTTGATCCGCATAAGGT